GCCCCGCCGCTGTTGAAGGGAGATGCCGCGTGACGCCGGCGGAACCCGATCGCTGGCTGAAGCTCTCGCGCGCGATGCGCCGGCTCGATGTGTCACGTGGAACACTACTCAAATACATCGACTGCGGGAAGCTCGAGGCGCGCAAGCTCCCCGGCGGGCAGTGGCGCGTCTCGGAAACCTCGATCGCGACCTTGCTGCAAGAACTGCGGCGCGCGTCGTAACCATCCAAAACCCATTAGAACCGCACAAACCGGCGAACACTTTTTGCGTGTCGATCTGAGACACCGCAGACTGACCGGCACGTGCTCAACCGACGCGACGTCCTCACCAGTACCCTGTCGCTGCCGATCGCCGCGCACCTGCCGGCGTTCGACGCCGAGGTCTATCGCGCGTTCGACGGCTTCGTCCCGGATCTGACGCGTGTGGCCACAGCGCCACAAGGGTCGCTGCGGTCGTTCGTCGAGACGCACTGGCCCGTCGTGGAGCCAGACCAGGCGTTCGTGCCGAACTGGCACATCGACGCCCTCTGCGCGCACCTCGAGGCGGTCACCCGCGGCACGATCACGCATCTCCTCGTGAACATTCCCCCGGGCTGCATGAAGTCCCTCGTCGTGTCGGTCTTCTGGCCGGCGTGGGAGTGGGCGCAAACGCCCGGCCTGCGGTACCTCTGCGCCTCGTACGACGAAGGCCTCAGCATCCGCGACAGCCTGCGCGTGCGGGACATCATCCAGTCCCGTGAGTACCACGATCAGTGGCCGCACGTGCGCGTGCGCGCGGACCAGAACCAGAAACGGCAGTTCCAGACCAGCGCCGGCGGCTGGCGCATGGCGACGACCGTCCAGGGCCGCGGGACCGGACAGCATCCGGACCGCATCATCGTCGACGACCCGCACAACGTGAGCCAGACGCTCTCGGACGTCGAGCGCCATCAGGCGATCGACTGGTTCGACGGCACGCTGTCTACCCGCGGGGTGTCCCGCAACGCGCGGGTCGTCGTCATCATGCAGCGGCTGCACGAGGACGATCTGAGCGGGCACATCCTGCGCCGCGCGGACAAGCACCGCTGGGTGCATCTCTGCCTGCCGATGGAATACGAAGCGGCCCGCATGCCGGCGACGCCGCTCGGCTGGACCGACCCGCGCACGACGCCAGGCGAGCTGCTGTGGCCCGCGCTCTTCGGACGCACGACGGTCACCAACCTCCAGGCGGCGCTCGGCAGCTTTCGATCGGCCGGCCAGCTCCAGCAGCGGCCGGCCCCGGCCGAAGGCGGGCTGCTCAAGCGCGGCTGGTGGAAGTTCTACGCGCCGCGGCAGTATCCGACGTTCGAGCGGATCGTCATCAGCTGCGACCCGAACCTGCGCGCGAAAGAGCTCAACGATCCGGCCGGCCTGCAGACGTGGGGCGCGCGCGGCGCCGATCGCTACCTGCTGCGGCGCGAAGTCGGTCGCTGGGACGTGCCCGAGCTCACGAAGCGCATCCTCGACGAGGTGCGCTGGGTGCGCGAGACGTTCGGCGCCGACGTGAACCTGACGACCCTCGTCGAGAACACGGCCGCGGGCCCCGACGTCATCTTGGCGCTCAAGCGGAAGATCTCCGTCATCGGCGTGAAGCCGAAGGGCGACAAGGTGCAGCGGCTGCATGCCGTGTCCCCGTCGATCGAGGCGGGCAACGCCTTCCTGCCCGGCGCGCCGCACCCGAGCGGCCTGGGCGAAGACCCGAGCCACACCCCCGTGTTCGTCCAGCAGTTCCTCGCGCAGTGCGCGGCGTTTCCCTTTGCGCAGCACGATGAGGACGTCGACTGTCTGACGCAGGCGTTCCTGCGCCTGCAGAGCGCGACGCATGTCGGCGGCGCGCGCGTGGAGTGGCTGATTTGACGCGATCCGATCACACGCCGTGGGCCCACGGGCAGATTCGCCTGCCGCCCATCGGGTTGCGCGAGACGGTCTTGCGGGCGGCGCATCGGGCCCGGTGCCAGTCACCGCTGCCGACGCGCACGCCGCTGGAACGCCTGGTCGCAGGCTGGCACGCCGGGCACGACTGCACGCCGGCGCAGTGGCGGCACCTCGTGGCGATCTGCGAGGGTCGGTCGACGGTCGAGGTGGAAGTCCCCGCGGCATAACGCGCGCGGGCGTGTGGAGGGATTTCTGATGAAACTGCATCGTGTCGTCCTGTTCGTGGCCCTCGTCGTCGCGCTGCTCGTCGTGCCCTCGAAGGCCGTCTGGGCGCAGACGCAGATTCCGCCGCCGGCGGGCCCCGTCACGATCTGCGTGACGAACGCACCGCCGCTGGCCACGACCTACCAGTCGGTCTTTGACGGCGGCACGCCGCAGGCCATCACGCCGATGGGAACGATTTCCCCGTCCTGCCCGGCGGGCAACACGTTCAGCTTCCAGCTACCGTCGGCGCTGTTCGTGCTCGGCACGCACACGATCCGCGTGAACGGGATCAACGCGTTCGGCACAACGACGGGACCGGTCTGGAACGTCCTCGTCGGCATCGCGCCTGGCGTCTCAACGATCACGGCCGTCATTCCGTAAGAGGCCGTGATGCGCCGGCTCTGGTTCATCGGCGTGCTGGTCAGCCTGGCGGTGCACACACTGCTGGCGCAAGCCCCCGTCTCGATCACGGCGTTGTGGGATCTCGGCGATCCGACGCATGCGGATCCGGCGATTACGTGGCAGCTCGAGATCGACGGGATCGAGCAGCCCTGCCTGAGTCCCATCGTCACCGCGACGGAGCGGCGGTGTCAGGGCAGCACGACCGCGGGCCTGCACACGTTCCGGTTGCGCGGCGTGCATCCGGCCTCTGGGGCGGGCAGCTGGTCCGTGCTGTTGTCGCAGACCGTGAGCGGCCCGTCGACGGGTGCGCCGGGGCCGTCAGTCATCACGTTCGTGTTTGCCGAGGCGGCCGTGCCCCCGCCGCCTGGAGGTTCAATGGCAACGTTTGGTCCAGTCGTCCCATCTGAAATCGGCGACAACGGCTGGGAGAACGGCGGATCGTGGCAGGCTGGCTTCGCGTTCATCGGGAACAACGGCTCGGTCATCCACACCGGCTTCCGATGGCAGAACGTGACGATTCCTGCCGGCTCCACGATCACCAGCGCCACGCTGCATATTCGCGCGAGGAATGCGGTCTCCGGCACGATCACGAACATCCACACCAAGCTCGGCGGGCACAAAGGGGATGCGCCGCAGTGGCAGGAAGGGGTATTCGAGCCGAGTTCCATCACCCCGGCCACAGCAGTGGATTGGGACCCGACCGTCTGGGTACCTGATGACTACTACGACCTCGATTTCACGGCCGTCGTGCAGGAGATCGTGAACGGGACGTGGGTGAGCGGGTACGACCTGGCGCTCGTCATCACGGATGACGGATCGACGTCGAGCAACAGCGCGCGCATGGAGTCGTCGATCGACGGCAACCCGGCCGCGAACGGCCTCACGATCGTCTACACCGAGCCATCAGCGGGCGGCGGCATCGTGCGCCAGATGCTGCAGCACCATCGCGGGCGTCAACCGTCGTTTGCGTGGCGCCGGCGCGACTCCGGTCTGCTGGCGAGGGCCGCGTAGATGCTGATCGACATCGTCAAGAAAGGCGTGACGGATCGCAGCATCCTCCTGCGCATCATCGACAGCGGGGACGGGACGCCCGAAACCGGCGTCGTGTTCAACACGACCGGGATCGACTTGTGGTACCGCCGTGAGGGCGCCGCGAAGACCAGCATCACGGAAGCGACGCTCTCGGCGCTCACCGATGCCCATAGCGACGGCGGGTTCCTCCATGTCGGCGACGGGTACTACCGCTTCGACATTCCAGACGCGGCCTTTGCGACGGGCGCGAACTATGTGGACTTCGGCGGGACGGTGACCGGCATGGTCGTGATCGGCGGGCGCGTGAAGCTCGTCAACATCGACCTCGAGGATACGGTGCGGTTCGGCATGACCGCGCTGCCCAACGCCGCCGCGGAAGCCTCCGGCGGGCTCTACACGCGCGGGACCGGCGCCGGCCAGATCGCGCAGTCGGCGAACGGCCAGGTCGATGTGAACCTGGAACGCATCGACAACGACGCACAGTCGATGACGGACCTGAAGGACTTTGCCGACGCCGGGTACGATCCGGCGACCAACAAAGTCGAAGGCGTCAAGCTCGCGGATACGCTGACCACGTACACGAGCAACACCCCGCAGACGGGTGATGCCTATGCGCGGCTCGGCGCGCCGGCCGGCGCGAGCGTCAGCGCCGACATCCTCGTGCTCGACAACCTCGTGGACGACCTGGAGTCCCGCGTCGGCACGCCCAGCAATCTGGGTGGCGGCGCGACTGTCGCGGCGAACCTGGCTGACATCGAAGCGCAGACCGATGACATCGGCGCGGCCGGCGCGGGCCTGACCGCCCTGGCGACGGCCGCCAACCTGGCCACGGTCGCCGGCTACCTGGACACCGAGATTGCCGCGATCAAGGCGGTGACGGACGCCCTGCCGGCCAACATTCCCGACTCGGTCCTGGACGAAGTTGTCGAGGGCTCGACCACGCTGCGGCAGCTGCTCCGCGGGTTTGCGTCCGCGCTGCTCGCGAAGGCCGACGGGCTGGACACCACGACCGCCACGTACCGCGACTTGGCGGACTCCAAGGACCGCATCACCGCGACCGTCACGCCGGATGGAAATCGGTCGGCGGTCACCCTGGACCTCACCTGATGTTTGCCTCCAGCTACTTCGGCAAACGGTACTTCGGGGAGCGCTACTTCGGCGACGCCGCGCAGGCGCTCCCGCTGTACTCGGTGTTCGGGCAACCGCCGCCGCACGATGACATCGACACCGCCCCGGAGTACCGGCAGGACGACGCGGGCTGGGTCACCGGCTACAACAAAGCGACACAGGCCGGCGCCGATTTCCACTGCGAGCTGTTCGACTGGGACGAGCTCGAGCCGACCGAAGGCAACTACGACTTTACGTATATCGACCGGTGGGTCGACAACACGGCCGGGCTGCCGCTCTTCCTGACGATCGCGGTCATCGGGACGGGCGGGACGAAGAACCTGCCGGCCGACCTGAGCGGACTCGACTTCGACGACCCAGACCTCATCGCGGCGTTCAACAACATGCTCACCGCGCTGGCCGCGCACCTGGACGGCCGGCTGTGGATTCTCTCGATCGGGAACGAGTCCGACCACTACCTGGCCGCCAACCCCGGCGAGATTGCGGCCTATGGCGACCTGCTGGCCGGGGTGAAGCCGACGGCGAAGGCGCTGTTCGGGTGCAAGGTCACGTCGACGTTCTCGTTCTCGGCGATCGCCGACTGGACCGACTACAACGACATCCACGCCTCCTGCGACTGGGGCTCTCTCACGTACTACTTCACCGCGAATCCACCGGCCGACGACTTCGACGACATCTACGCGGCGCTCGCGGGGCCGTATGTGTTCCAGGAGATCGGGTTTACCTCGGCCGTCTCCCTCGGCTCGAGCGAGGCGGCGCAAGACACGATTCTGCAGCTCGGGTTCGGCCTCATGGCGGCGTGGGGCGCGATCGGCATCGTCAAGGCCGGCTGCTGGATGCAGGTCCATGAGTTCAACCCGGAGGTCCTGGTCGACCTGGGCTTCACGGATCCGTTGCTGACGTTCTTCCAGTACACCGGCTTGCGCACGGCGAGCGGGGCGAAGCAGGCCTGGCCGACGCTGGTCGGGCTGCTCGGTGGCACGCTCGACACGCCCATGCCCATCTATGCGGCGTCGTACCGCCGTCGGAGAGTGGCCTGATGCGCTTCCTCCGTCAAAGCACCTCCGTGGATCTGCCGATTGGTCCGTTCCTCGGGACGGGCGACGGGTACACCCCAGCCACGTCGCTCACGCTCACCCAGCCCGACATTCGGCTGAAGAAGGGCGCGGCGGCCTGGGCGCAGAAGAACGCCTCGCAGACGCTCTCGCATGAGGAAAACGGCTACTACGAAGTCACGCTCGACGCGACGGACACCGACACGCTCGGGTTGCTGCGGCTCTCCGTGACGGAAACCGGCGCGCTGCCCGTGTGGGAAGAGTTCATGATCATGCCGGCGCAGGTCTGGGACTCGCTGTTCGGCGCGGATGTGCTGCAGGTCGACGTCGCGCAGTTCGGCGGCGCGAACCTGACCGCCACGGGCGGACGCCCGGAGGTCAACACGTCGCACTGGGCCGGCACGGCGGTCGCCTCGGCGGTCATCCTGGCGGCCGCGAACATTGCGAGCGATGCGTTCTCGGCGGCGAAGTTCGCCGCGAACTGTCTGACAAGCGCCAAGTTTGCGAGCGGCGCGTTCGATGCCGTCTGGTCCGTCGCCGCACGCCTCCTGACGGCGGGGACGAACATCGTGCTCGCGAAGGGCACCGGGGTCACCGGGTTCAACGATTTGAGCGCGGCGGATGTGCGCACCGCGGTCGGGCTCGCCAGCGCCAACCTGGACACGCAGCTGGGCGACCTGCCGACGAATGCCGAGCTCGCCACGTCGCAGGCCGCGGCCGACGATGCGACGCTGGCGGCGATCGCCGCCCTGAACAATCTCAGCAGCGCCCAGGCGCAGACCGCCGCGGCCGCCGCGCTGACCGCCTACGATCCGCCGACGAATACGGAGATGGAGGCGCGCACGCTGCCCGCCGCGAACTATGCGACGGCGGCGAACCTGGCGACCGTTGCCGGCTACATCGACACCGAAGTCGCCGCGATCATCAGCACGCTCGCCGCGCTGAACAACATCAGCCAGGCAGACGTCCTGAGCCAGGTGCAGGCCGCCCTCACGGCGACCATCGCCGACAGCGTGCCGGCGGACGGGACGCGCCCGTCGATCTCCTCGGGCATCTACATGCTCGTGCAGTTCATGCTCGAGCGCAGCGTCGCGGGCACGACGTGCACCGTGCGCAAGCCGGACGGGTCGTCGACGCTGTTCACGCTCACGTTGAACGACGCGACCAGTCCGACCAGCATCACGAGGGCCGCGTAGTGGAGTTCATCACCCTCGGCATCGGCACGCCGGCGAGCATCGCGTCCTGGCTGCTGGTCGGCTTGTCGACGAACGCGAACATTGCGGCGTTGCCGCTCGTGCACCGGACGACCGTGCAGGCCGACGGCGTGCGCTACAGCGTCACAGGCCCGCGGTACACCGTGGAGCAGGACTGATGTTTGTCGAAGGCGAGACCGCCGCGAAGCCGTTCACGCTCAAGGGCGACGACGTCGCGCTCGACTTGTCGGGTATGACGGTCACGCTCGAGCTGCGCGGCCGCGACGGGTCGTCCGTCGACACGACGAGCAAGGTCAGCGTGACGAGTGCCAGTGAGGGCCAGGTGACGTTCGCGCCGGCGGTCGGCGACCTGAAGGCCTCGCTCTCGCCGTATGAGGCGCGGTTCGTCGTGACCGACGGCAGCGGCAAGGTCTTCAAACTGCCGAACGACAAGAAGCCCCTGTTCTGGGAGGTCGGCCGCTGATGGCATCCACGACGCAGCGCACGCAGGGCCAGCCCGCCACGCCGGCGAAGGTCACGCACCCGTTGTATGCCGACATGCTGTCGACGTGGCTGAAGCTCGCGCACGTGCGCGAGGGCATCGGCGGCTTCGTCGACGGCACGTATCTGATCGCGCACCCGCGCGAGTGGAAGGATCATCAGCTCGACACCCCCCAGATCCCGACCAAGAAGCTCCTCGCGCGGCGGAAGCTCGCCTGCTACGAGAACATCGCCGGCACGATCATCAAGGCGAAGAAGTCCGCGCTCTTCCGCGAGGCGCCGACGCGTCGCATCGGCAACGACGAGAAGGAACCCGCGAACGCGCCGCTGCGCACCTGGTGGAGCAACGTCGACGGCAAGCGCACGCACATCGACGACTTCATGAAGACGGCGTGGGACCCCGCGGCGACCTTTGGGCACATGGCGATCTACATGGACCGGCCGAAGGGACCGCGCCCCGTCACGCGCGCCGACCAGCGCCAGCCAATCCTGCGCCGGTACACCCCGCTCGATCTCCTGGACTGGGCCGAAGACGAGAACGGCGAGCTGACGGAGGTGCTCTTCCAGGAGGCGGCGCCGCGTCGGGTCGGCGAGGCGGTCACGGCGACCGACTACCGGCTGCGCCTGGTGACGGCCGACTACTGGCGGTACATGAACGCCAGCGGCGAGATCCTCGACGAGGGCGATCATCAGATGGGCCGCCTGCCCGTCGTGCTGCTCTACGGCGAGCGACGGCCGCTGTTGCCGACGATCGGGGAGTCGACGCTCGGCGACCCGCAGAACTACATCGACCTGTACAACCTCCTGAGCGAAGTCCGGGAACTGCTGCGGTCGCAGACCTTCAGCGTGTTGAACATCCCGCTCGGCACGGGCCCCGATGCCATGTCGGTCGAGGACGCGGCGAAGCTGATCGGCGACAAGATCGGGACCGACAACGTCCTGTTCTCGGGCCTCGCGGCCGACTTCATCTCGGCGGAAGCGCAGAACGTGGAGGCCTACGAAAAGCACATCGTGCGCCGGCTGCGCACGATCTATCGCCTGACGTCGCTCGCCTGGGAGTCCGACAGCCTGGACGCCGAAGCCGAAGGCTCGATGAAGCTCAAGCGCGAGGACATGAACCAGAACCTCGCGTCGTACGCCGACGAGCTCGAGAAGGCCGATTATCAGCTGGTCGAGCTGTTCTATCGCGCGACGTTCGGGAAGGACGCCTGGGAACAGCAGCTCAAATCCGAGCCCGTCACGGTCCGCTACCCCGACAACTTCGACGTCACGCCGTTCGACCAGGTGCTGCAGCAGGCGCAAGCGGCGATGAACCTCGGGATGCCGGCCACGTTCCTCAAGGAGCTCCGCAAGCGGCTCGTCAGCAAGTTCCTGCCGGACCTGCCGGAGGCGCTGCTCAAGACCATCAACGACGCGATCACGAGCGCGCCCGACGATCTCACGCCGGCCGAACGGGCCAAGGAACGCATCAACGCGTCGACGAAAGCGCTAAAGGACGCGGAGGCCGCATGAGCCGACGCACCCTACGTCTGGTCGCCGGGGCGAAGACCGTCGCGCAGACGGTCGAGGCCGCGAGCCGGGCGTTCGAGCGCGAGCTCGCGCGGGTCTATCGGGACCTCACGGCCCAGCTCGGCCCGCTGCTCGAGCAGGCGGCGCGCGGGTCGCGCACGGGCCTCATTCAGGCCGCCCAGGCCGCGCAGGTGCGCCGCGAGCTCGGCGCGGCCCTCGAGGCGGCCGGGTTCCGGACGCTGGCCGACGCCGGCACGAGCGATCCCCTGGACGCGGTCGCGCGCGACGTCCTGAAGAACCGCCGGCTCGCCGGCGCGAGCGCGACGCTCTCGCGCGGGGTACGCCTCCGCCTCGAGGCGCTGAAGGCGCTGCAGCTCGAGGACCTGCTCGACGAAGGCCAGGAGGTCGCCCGCGCGCTCTACCAGGCGACGGTGCGCGGCGTGTTCAACAGCCGGCCGGCGGCGCAGATCCTTGCCGACCTGTCTGCGGTGCTCGACGACACCGCGCCGCACCTGGCGACGTTCTACGACACGAGCGTGTCCATCTATGGCCGCCAGGTGGAAGCGCTGCAGGCGGGCGACGCGCCCGAGACGACCTTCGCGTACATGGGCCCGGCCGATAGCCGGACGCGGCCGTTCTGTCTGCGGCACGTCGGCAAGGTCTACACGCGCGAGACGATCGACGCGCTCGACAACGGCCAGCTCGACAACGTGTTCCTGACGGGCGGCGGGTACAACTGCCGCCATGTCTTCGTCGAGGTCTCGCAGGCCTCCGAGCTGCAGGACCTGGTCGGCACGAGCGGCCGCGTTCCGGAAGTCCAGGACCAACTCGACGGCCTCGAGGAGGCCGCCTGATGCTGAGCCTCGCCACGTTTCCCTGGACGTACGACATGAACGATCCGGCGGTGCGCCTGTTCACGGCCGCGGTCGATCGCTTCCGCCTGGTCATCGAGCCGGGCAGTGCCGTGCTCGAGCTCGGCTGCGCGGAGACCGACTGGCTCGAGCGCATGCGCGACCTCGACCAGGGCTACGACTTGTACGGCGTCGATGCCCGCGCCGAGCGCACTGCGAACGGCTGGCGGTTTGTGCACGGCGATGCGACCCGGCGTCACCTCTTCCCGCCGCGGTCGTTCGATTGGATCGTCCTGCTCGGCGCGCTCGAGCACTTCGGCCTCGGCTTCTACGGCGATCCAGTCGTCGAGGGCGGGGACATCCTGACGATGCAGAACGTCGTGCGCTGGCTGAAGCCGGGCGGCTACGTCTACTTCGACGTGCCGGTGCAGCCGACGCACCGGATCCAGGACAACCGCCACTTTCGCATGTACAGCCCGGAGACGCTCACCGACCGTCTACTGGCGCCTGGGCTCGAGGAGATCCAGCGCGCGTATGCCCACCACGAGCCGCACGTGTGGCTCGATGGGCCGCCGGCGGCCGACGTCGTCCCGTACGACTACGGTGCGGTGCTCGCGCGGAAGGTCGTGCCCTGATGGCCGTGACGGTGCGTCAGAACTTCCGGCCGCTCGCGTCGATCCAGCTGACCGACAAGGCGCTGATGCGCGAGATCGGCCTCATGGCCCGCGAAACGATCGTCCGGCGCACGCTCGCCGGCCAGGACGCGACGGGCACGGCGTTCCGCCCGTACTCGGCGGGCTACCGCACCCGCAAGGCGCGCGAGCTCGGCGCCGGCGGCGTCAACCTGCAGGTGAGCGGCGACATGCTGAACGCGATCGTGATCCTTGAGGTCACCGACAACAGCGTCACGCTGGGGTTCAAGCGCTAATGGCGAAGAAGGGGCGACCGAAGGGCCCGACGTTGATTCAGCGATCGCGGCGGAAGAGTCCGGCGGAAAAGGCGATCTACCACGACCAGGCGGGCGCGGGGCGCTCGCGCGTCAAGCGGCGGTTTTTCGAGCTGACCGAACGGGACCAGCAGCTCATCGGTCAGACGCTCGAGCGGCACATCACGTGGGCGATCTCCGGGTTCGACTCGTAAAACAGGCGTTGAGGGAGGCGTAGAACACACATGGCGAAGCTGGAAATCGAAGTCGACGACACCACGGGGCTTCCGACGAGCGTGCCGGAAGGGCTCAAGCCCTGGCAGCAGCGGCAGTTCAACGAGGGCTTTCAGAAGGGATCGGCCAAGAAGGCCGAGGAGCTGACGCCGCTGATCACGTCACCCGAGGAACGACAGAAAGCGCGCGATCTCGAAGAGAAGAATCGCAAGCTGGAAATCGAAAAGGCTGAGGCCGAGAACAATCACGCGAAGGCCCAGCAGCTGCGCGAGGAGCAGCACCAGAAGGATTTGGCCGACCGCGATGCCGGCATCAAGACGCGCGACGAGAAGCTGCGCCTCGGCGTCAACGCTGAGATCAAAGCAGCCGCGCTGCGCGCCGGTGCGCGTGACGGCAGCCTGGACGAACTGATTGCCATTTTGGGCGGCGAGATCTACTTCGACGAGAAGCTGGACCCTGTGGTACGGGGCGCCGACGGAAAGCCCGCCGTCGACGACAAGAACCAGCCGCTCACCATCGAAGGGCGTGTGCGCAAGTATCTCGAGGGCAAGCCGCATCACCTCAACCCGACCGGCGGCGCCGGCGGCGGGGCGAACGGCGGGGCCTCATTCACTCATCTGACTGGCGAGCTGCGACAGCTCGAGGAGCGACGGGTCGCCCTGGAAAAGGACGTCCAGGCCAACCCGCGCGACGACGCGAAGATTCTGGAGCTCCACAGCGTGTCGCAGCAGATCGCCAAGGCAAAAAAGGGGTAACGCACCATGCCGTTCACTGGCTTGACCACCAATCGACTCTTCACGCCCAACCTCGTCGGCGAGGACATCTCCGGCGTCATGGCCACGCTCGGCCCCGTCGAGGCACCCATCCTGGACTGGCTCGGCGACGCGCCGACGTTCGCGCGCAGCACGAAGCACGAGTACGTGATGGACTACCTGCGGCCGCACTACATCACCGCCTCGACGGCCATCAACTCAGCCACGGCCGCCACGGCGTTCCAGACCAACGGGATGGGCGAGGCGCTCACCGTCGGGACCCTGCTCGAGAACGAAACGTCGGCCGAGGTGATGCAGGTCGCCTCGATCGTCGGGCCCAACTCGATCGCGGTCACCCGCAACTACGACGGCAGCGGTATCGGATCGCTGGCCGCCGGCGGACAGCTCTACGTGCGCGGGCCGGTCGGGATTGAAGGCCAGGAGCACTCGGGGCAGCACACCGCGCGTCCGGGTGTGCGCGTCGCCAACACGGTCGGGCTCTTCAATATCCCGATCGCGGCCAGCGGGACCGAGATCGCGATCGCCCGCAACACGCTCGGCGCCGAGCATTTCGATGCAGCGAAGGCGAAGATCTTCCGCCAGGCGCCATCCGACCTCGAGAAGGAAGCGATCCGGGGGGTGCTGAACGGGGCCAACTCGCTGGCGTCAGCCACCACGACACGGTCGATGAAAGGCATCCGCGGGCACCTGACCGCCGTCAACTCGACCGTCGCGGCGAGCTCGTTCGCAGTCAATCCCCACAAGTACATCGGCGACACGTGGGAGCAGGCCTGGCGCAATGGCGCGGGCGAAAACGAAACGTGGGGCATCATCGCGGGCTACACGTTCTTCCGCAACATTTCGGACATGAACGACGGCAAGGTCCAGGACAGCAACCAGAGCGAGCAGTTCAAGCGCGTGATTCGCAACTACGAAGGGCCCTTCGGGCGATGCACGGTGTTCAACACCCGCGTCCTGCCGGCGACGGAGCTCCTGATCGTGTCGAAGGAGCGCTGGAAGGTCATGCCGATGGATGGTCGCAACTTCACCTATCAGCAGCTCGGCCTGAGCGGCGACAACGTGAAGGGGCAGATCGTCGGCGAGTACACGACAGAAGTGCATCACCCCGACGCGATGGCGCGGCTGCGCGTCTGACCGGCGGTCATCTGGGCGGCCCGGCTGCAGGGTCGGGCCGCCGCGTTTTCAAAGGCGGTACGGTGTGGATACGGTGATTCAGGAAATCGAGCACGAGGTGCTGACGGCGCGGAGGATCGTCGTGCCGGTCGCGCAAATGCGGCGCTGGGCCGAGTATTTGCGTGACGTGGTGCAGCCCCAGCTCGACGAGCTCGTGGCGTTGAAAGCCAGCGCGATACGGAAAGGAAAAACGACCACGGTATGACCTTCGCCTTTCTCCTCGATTCGGTGCCCATCACGAAGGGCGTCATCGACGGCGAGACGTCGCTCGGCGGCTCGGAGTCCGCCTGCCTCGGCCTCGCGCGCGCGCTGAAGGCCCGCGGGCACGACGTGCACATCTACGCGGCCCGCTTCCCCGCCAGCGGCGAGGGCTACATCGACGCGGCTGGCGTCGTGTGGCACCAGTCCGAGACGTTCCACGATACGAACGTCTGGTTCGAATGGGACGTTGTCGTCGCGCTGCGCAGCTTCTACTGGTTCGGGCAATCGCAGGTGCACGCGCGCCTGCGCCTGCTGTGGAACCAGGACCTGCTCACCGGCGCGGAGCAGGCGAAGCCCGTCATGTCGGTGCTGTGGGCGCTCGATCACATCGCCTACGTGTCCGCGTATCACCGGGCGCAGTGGGAAGACCTCTGCCAGGAAATCAAGCCGATCGGCTGGGCCACGAAGAATGGATACGACCCGTCACTCGTGCCGTCGGACGTCACGAAGGACCCGCATCGCATCATTCACATCAGCCGGCCGGAGCGCGGCCTCGGGCCCCTGCTCGAGATGTGGCCAGCGGTGCGGGCGGCGAACCCGCAGGCGACGCTCCAGATTTGCCGCTATCAGTCGATGTACGACGGCGAAGGGTCGAACGTGCGCGCGACGTGCCTGGCGTTCGACGCCGAGGTCACGCGTGTGCAGGAGGCCGTCGGCGGCCTCACGTATCTCGGGCACCTGAACAAGGCTCAGCTCTACCAGGCGATCGCGGAAGCCGCGGTCATGTGGTACCCGGGCATTGCGAGCTTCGCCGAGACGAGCTGCATCGCCGCGATCGAGGCGCAGGCCTGCGGCACGCCGTTCGTGGGGTCCTGGAAGGGCGCCTTGCCGGAAACCGTGCCGGATGGCGTGCTCATCCAGGGCGATGCGTCGACGGAGGTCTACCAGGCGCAATCGGTCTCGGCCGTGCTCGAGCTGCTCGAGCAGTGCCGGCATCAGGCGTTCAACTACCGGAAGCGGCAGCAGGCCGGCCGCGCGCACGTGAAGGCGTACACCTTCGCCGTGATCGCGGCGGAATGGGAAGCGCAGATCGAGACCTGGTTCCGTGCGCGCTACGAGTCGCACAAGGTCCGCGTGCTCGAGCAGCTGCTGCACGAGGACGACCACACGGCGGCCAAGGTCGTCGCCGACGATCTCGCAGAGGACTATCACCGGGCGCTGACGATGGGCGACGCCGGCTGGGACGCCGACACACTGGAATGCGTCGTCAATGGTCGCGACGCGGTGAAGTTCTGCGACGACGTCGTCCACGGTCGGCTCATCACGGCCGCCGACTACGCGGCGCACGCGCTGCAGGACCCGCTCGAGGAAGCGCAGCTCTCCACCCGCTACCAGGTCGTCGGCCCGCAGTTTGACGGCCGGCATCGGCTGGTCGATATCGCGTGCGGCAACGGCTCGGCCGCGATCGCGTTTCTGCTGCAGCACCCGCAGCTCTTCGTGATCGGCATCGACTACGCCGAGGGCAACATCCAGGCGGCGCGCGCGGCCGCCGAGCGCGCTGGCGTCGCCGATCGCTGCTACTTCGAACAGGTCACGATCTGGGACTTCGAGGCGCAGACGTTCCACCCGGAGTGGCACGACTGGGTCGCGACCCGCCGCGGCAGCGCCGACGCGATGTTCGTCGGTGAATTCGTCGAGCACGTCGCCGACACGGCGACGCTCATTGACGGCCTCGAGGCGGTCTGCGCACCGGGCGCGCGGGTCGTCTACACCTGCCCGAGCGGCCCGTTCGTGGAGCTGCTCGCCCGCGGCGACTACCCGCAGCGGAGTCACGTCCATCACTTCAAGCGCGACGACATTCGGGAGGTCTGGGGCCAGAAGGTCCAGAGCAGCGCCGACTACCTGTCGGTCGGGTTCTCGCGGCGCGGCATGCCGATCGGGCACTGGCTCATCCGCTACGACGTCGACCCGACGCGCGCGGCGGGCACCCGCGACTACGCGGCGCGGACCGTGCGGACGCGGCCGCTGCAGCGGCTCACCGTCGGCATCATCGCGCACAACGCGGCGAACGACCTCGGCCGCTGCCTCGAGACGGTCTGGGGCATCGCCGACGAGATCATCGTCGGGGACACGGGATCGACCGACCGGACGGCCGCGATCGCCCAGGAGTACGGCGCGCGCGTGCTCACCCTGGCGCCGGTCACCGAGCAGCCGGAAGGCTTCGCCGGCGCGCGGAACGCCGTGCTCGACGCGGCGACCGGCGACTGGTTCCTGTGGATTGACTGCGACGAGCTCCTGATGGAGCCGAACGTGCTGCGCCGGTATCTCGACGGCGCCGTGTTCAACGGGTTCGTGCTGCACCAGACGCACCTGTATGTCGACACCGCGCCGATGTGGGATATCCCGATCCGCGTGTTCCGGACCGGCCGGGACATCCGGTTCTACGGCTGCGTGCACGAGCAGCCGCAGCAGGGCGGGCCGAGCGGCGATATCTTCCCGACGCTCGAGCCGTTCGACACCTACGTCGCGCACACGGGCTACCTGACCGACGCGATCCGCGAACACAAGCGGATCACGCGCAACTACCCGCTGATCCTGAAGGACCAGCACGTCTTCCCCGATCGCTTCCTCGGCAAGGTCATCCTGCTGCGCGAGACCGTGCTGCAGGCCGAGCACCTGCGCGCCGTCGACGGCGGCCTCAGCGATCGTGCGCGCGCCGGGTATCAGCACGCGCTCACGCTGTGGGACGAGTATTTCGCGGACCCGGCCGACAAGCCGCCGCTCAACACGCTGGCGCGGCCGTGGTTCGAGACGGCGATCCGGGCGCTGGGCACGGCCATCGAGTTCGACCTGGCGATGGGCGGGCGCCCGGGCGGCATCCTCAACGGCCAGTCCGCCGCGCATACGCGGATCTGGGTGCGCTCGGTCGCCGAGTTCGAACGCATCCTCGCGTTCCGAACGGCCGAGTTCAAGAAGCGGCTCGAGCCGCCGCCGCTGAAGACCGACCCGTTCCATCTGACGAGCGAGCAACTATTTGTTGCTGGTGAGCAACCTGCCGCGGCAGAGGTGAGCGCGTGAACTATCACCCGCAGGACCTCTGCACCGACGTCGACCTGAAGGACTACGAGAACGCGATCCTCTCGTCTTTCGGCCGGACGGACTGGTCGCAGAAGCGGACCAAGGCGATCGAAGACTGGCTGCTGCCGGCGATGCGCGCGCGCGGGCTCGACCCGTTGCGCTTCCGCACCAGGCTCGAGCCGACGCTGGTGCTCAGCTACACGAGCAGCGTGTTTGCCGATCGGACGGATGCCGCGCGCAGCACGACCGAGGGCGATCTCAACCTGGCGACAATGCTGGCGGCGTCGACCGACTATCTCTACGTCGGCCTCACGGCGCCGTTCCGAGGGCTGCATGCGCGGCTCCTCGATGCGGTCTCGACCGTGGCGGCGACGCTCACCCTGCAGTACTGGGCGGATGGCTGGGTGACGCTGCCCGTCCTCGACGGCACGCTCAAGGTCGCCGGCAAGCCGTTCAGCGGCGGCGGCACGATCCTGTGGACACTCCCGACCGATTGGAGTCCGCGCACGGTGAACAGCAGCGCGGCGCTGTATTGGGTGCGCCTGGCGCTGTCGGCGGCGCCGACCGGCGCGACGGCGACCCAGCTCAGCGCAGTCAGCGTCTCGGTGTTTCGGGCGCCCGTCGCCTATCGGACGCTGCAGCTCATCATGCGCGAGGCGCCGACCAGCCAGGACGGGCCCTGGCTCGACAAGGCCGAGTTCTACAAGGACGAGGCCGAGAGCGCCCTGACCCGCGCGCTCGACAGCTGCGGCGGCGAATTCGACACCGACGCCAGCGGGCAGATCAGTGAGGCCGAATCCCAGCAGACCGTCGAACAGGTCGGCGGGTTCACGGGCGTCACCTTGGAGCGTGGGTGATGCGCCGCCTCTGGGCTGACTTCATCGCGGCGTTCTGGCGGGGGTACGAGGCCGCGCGGACCCCGCCGACGCCGACTGTGATTTCAAATCACATACCGGCGGTCACCGCGCGGGAAGATGCCGTCATCGCCGAGGCCGTCGCACAGGCGCGTGCACACGCCGAGGCGCCGCCGCGCATGGCGGGGCCCGTGTCCTGGCCCGAGGATCACGAGTGGGTGCACCTGGAGATCACGTGCGAGGTCTGCGGCGACTCGGTCCAGCCGTTCAACGTGGCGTGGCTGCTCGCGCACGCGGGCTCGAGCCTGACCTGCCCGATCTGCCGGCGGCCGACGAACCAGCCGATCACGTATGAGGCCAGCGCATGAGCGCGTTGACGATCGACGTCATCCGGGCGCGCATCGCGGCGATTTGCCAGGGCGCGCCGTTCCGGCTCGTGCCGGCGCGGACGCCGTTTGACTTTACGCAGCAACCCACCGGTGAGATCGACGGCTGTTTCCGCCTGACGGTCGAAGGGCAGCCGCCGGTCGGCGCGATCGGGTTCTATGAAACCAGGACCGACCTGGTGCACATCTGGGTCGCCCGGAAGCAGGCCGGCGACCCCGAGGCGTGTTACGACCGGTTGCTGCAGGACAGCAGCGCCCTGCGGGCGGCGGTGATTCACGACGGCGTGTCAGCGAGCGGGGACTATCACGTGCCCGACGAGGGCCCGGGCTTTCAAATCAACCATGAGGCCGGACAGGAATTCGCTGTCCTGCATGTGCCGCTGCCCGTGAACTACGAAGCGGTGATCTGATCCAAAGGAGAGTCGCCCCATGCCTGGAAAAACCGGCCGTGAAATGCGCATGGCCTTCAGCAAGTTCGGGACCGGATCCTACAACGTCGCGGCCAGCGTCACAAAAGGCTGCTACTTCGAAAGCGACGGCGGGCTGGTCTTCCGGCCCGGCCAGGTTGTCGACAACGCCTTCAATCAGGCGTTCGTCGGCGCCGCGGACCCAGGCCTCGTCGATGCGGCGCCGCTGACGCTCGTCGGCCGCGATCGCTACGAGGACTTCACCTACATCTGGGAAGCCCTCGCGATGGGCTCGCCGGCGGCGGTCACGATCGCCACCTCAGCGGCCGGCCAGGTCACGTCCTGGCGGCATCAGTGCGACCTGGCGCCGAGCATTGACGGCCTCGGCCTGACGTACGCCATCGACAAGGGCCTGTTCGTCGAGGAAGCCACCTGCGTCAAGGTGCACGGGTTCGAAGAGACCCAGGCCGAAAACGGCGCGATGAACATGACGTTCCGCGGGCTGGCCAACACGGCCAAGCACGACTCGACCGTGAACACGAATTCGACCGTCGCCGGCGCGACCTATCCCGCGCTCGGCAATCGCATCGTCCAGCATCAGGGCGTGTTCCGCATGAACCTCGCGAGCGGCAACACCCTCGCGGCGACCGATGCGATTGAAGCCGAGAGCGTCCGCTTCAGTTTCAACCGGCCGCAGGACGCGCCGCACGTGTACGGGCGCCAGACGATCGCCGAGCCCGGCGACAACGGCTGGCCGGAGCCGATGATCGAGATCACCTACGCCCGGATGAACACGCCGTCGGCGAATTCGATTCGCGCGTTCCTCGGCAGCTCGACGGGGCTGAAGGCCGACTGGATCTTCACGGGCCCGTTGATCAACTCGACCGACGCGTACAGCAAGATCTACCAGTTCCCGTACCTGCAGCTGATGCAGGACGGCTGGACGGCGGCCCCGAGCGGGCCGACGCAGGTCAAGCCGCAGGTGCGGCTGGCCGCGCGCCTGGCGCCCACGTCGCCGAGCGGCATGCCGTTCGTCAACCCGCTCCGGCTGATTCGAATCATGGTGAATTCGGTCAACGCATTCGCGTAGACCGCTGGCGGCAAACAGCGTGAACGAAAGGCGGCGGCACGATGGCGCGACAGCTCTTGAACGACGACCTGTTTCCGGTGACGGAGGCGGACCTTGAGCTCACGATCCCGATCGACAAGGACCCGGTGTACTGGCTGCGGCCCCTGACGGTCGAGAAACTGCGGGAGTTCTCGCGGAAGTGGACGCGGCGGAAACCGAACAAGCGCACGCATCAGATGGACGACGTCACCGACAACACGGCCCTCGCGAACGAGTGCCTCGACTACGTCGTCGCGAAGTGGGAGGGCGTCTTCGACAACGGCGCCCTCGCCAAGTGCGACCTCGAGCATAAGCTCCGGCTGCCGGACGAGGTGCAGCAGGCGCTGGTCGCCGTGGCGCGATCGGGGCCCTCGCCCGAAGACAAAGCGAGGTCCCTTCGCGGAGCTGACACGGCATTGTGAGTTTTGGGTCGACGAGCGCAAGCACTTCACGTGCTGCCAGCACGTCGACGAGGACGAGATTGAGCAGGAGCTCGATCTCTACGATTGCGATACGTGCCCGGTCCGGCAGTCGATCGAGTCGCTGGACCTGGAGAACGCTGAGGCGTGGCAGGTCTTCCATCAGGTCGCACGGCGGTTTCTCGTCGATGCCCACCTGACGGCCGAGATGTTCAAGGCGGTGACGGCGCGCTGGCGAGCTGAGGACCGTGCGGAGCTGCTCGAGCGGCTCTGCCTGATCTACGACATTGTGATGCCGCCCCCGCCGCGGCGCTGACCTGACGCCCCATGAGAGACCTGACCTATCGCATCACGGCCGACCACGCGCAGGCGCTGCGGGCCCATCAGCAGGTCGATGCCGCGATCGCGAAAACCACCGCGCAGACCCAGCAGATCACGAAGGCGCAGGGCGGCCTGGTCGACGCGTACGGCCGCGCGGTCACGCCGACCAAGCAGTTCGCTGACGCCCAGGACACGGTCAACAAGAAAAAGAAAGAGGGCTTCGATCTCACCGAGAAGCTGAGCAGCTCGATCGTCCGCTATGCCTCGGCGGCCGTCGTCCTCGCGGCCGTCGACAGCACCGTGAAATACGTCAGCAACCTGGACAAGCTGGCGACCGCGCTCAATACGACCGCCAAGGGCGTGCAGCAGTGGGAGAACATCGCCATCTCCACGAACACGACCGTCGACGACCTGACGCAGGCCTTCTTCCAGATGGAAGTACGGCTCTCGAGCGGCGACAAGGGCGCGGTCAAGGCCCTGCGCGACCTGCGCATCAACATGTCCGAGTTCCTGCAGCTGCCGGCCGAGCAGCGGCTGTTCGCCCTCAACGCGGCGTTCAAAACGATCGACTCGACCGTCGAACAGAACCGCATCGGCACGGAGCTCTTCGGCAAGAACTGGCGCGGCGTCATGAAGGCCGTGACGGGCGACGTCGAGCAGTTCGCCGACAGCGTCGGGCTGATGAGCGATGAGACGGTGCAGAGTCTCGCGAACGCCGAGACAGGCTGGCAGCGGCTCTGGACGACGATAAAGCGGGGATTCGGCGAGACGCTCGCCCTGCTCGGTGAGGGCGCGACGATGCCCTTCGCGGCGACCGGTGCGCTCGCCGGCGTCCTCGGCAGCCGCGCGGCTGGTAAGGATTGGGGCGCCTGGGAGGCCCTGCCGACGGCGCCCGGCCGGCCAGGTCTGCCTGACCGCGGCCCGACCGCGCCGACGATGCCCGGCGCGGACCAGCTCGCCGCAGACGCGGCCGCCATGCTGCGCGCGACGCAGCAGCGCACGATGTTTACGGGCCTCCAGAACCAGGACAGCGCGATCAACCTGCGGTACAGCCCGAGTGCCTGGCAGGCGTGGATGGCCACGCAGGGGAAGGGCTTTCAGGAAGGGCCGCTCGGCGTGTTCGACCCGTCGATGTTCCCGGCCGCCGGCGAAGGCTTCGGCAGCAACTCGATGCTCTTCGGGCGGACGATCGGATCCGGGATGGGCGTCGGGCCCGCGAGCCTGGCCGGCACGAGCGCGGTGCCCGGCCGCGGGTTCTTCGGCCGGACCGGCATCACCGGCGACGCCCTGACGAGTATCGGCATGATGGCCGCGACCGGCGGCGGCAACCTCGGCCAGGCGGCGGGCGGGCTGCTCGCCGGCGGGGCGACGACGGCCCTGATGACCAACTCGGCCGGCCAGATGATGGGCGGCGCGATCGGCTCGCTGATTCCCGGCCTCGGCACGATTCTCGGCACGCTCGCCGGCGGCGCGCTCGGCAAGCTGTTCGGCCCGTCCGAAGAGTCGTCGAAGGTCAACAAGCCCCGCCAGGCGTTCTTCCAGAAGTTCGGCGGCCTCGAGGGTCTCAACCCGATGCTGCAGCAGGCGACGGGCGGCGTCGGCCTGGCGCAGGACCTGCTGAGCGCGAAGACGGAAGAGGCGTCGACCGCGGCGATGGCCGCGATCACCGACGCCCTCGACACCTACATCCAGAAGCTCGAGACCGCCGGCGCCGCGCTCGAGGCCGTCACCGTGAAGACCCTGCAGGTCACGAGTGTCACGCCCGCGATGCAGGCGGCGATCGACGCCGCGATGAGCGCGACGAACATCGACGCATACAACGCCTCGATGGCCGAGCTCAACGGCCTGCTCGACACGCAGCTGCAGGAGCAGCAGCTGCTCGACGAGACGATGAAAAAGTATGGCCTGACCTGGAAGGACCTGGGCAAGGACGCCAAGGACGCGCGGGTCGCGGAGATCACGAAGGGCATCGTCAAGGAATTCGACGTGCTGTCGAAGGCCGGCGTCGACGTCAACACGATCATGCGGCAGATGGGCCCCTCGGTGAACGACTTCGTGAAGGAGGCCAAGAAGTCCGGCGCCGAAGTCCCCGAGAGCTTCCGGCGGATCATCCAGACCGCCATCGACGCGGGCGAGATCTTCGACGAGAACAAACACAAAGTCAGCGACATCACCTCGCTCGGCCTGACCTTCGGCACGACGATGGAAGACGTGCAGCGGGATATCGCCGATTCCATGCGCGAGCTCGCGAAGGTCCTCAAGGAGACCCTCGGCGGCGCGTTCGTCGACGTGAAGGACAAGGCCCGAGCGGAGTTTGCGAAGATCCCACGGGACATCGACGTCGACGTGAACTACCACAGCGACGGCTACTCGCATCCGGACGAATCGCACAGCGGGTCGATGATTCGCGCCTGGGGCCTCGAGCGGTTCCATAGCGGCGGCCTGCTCGACGACGAGCGGCTGCTCATCGGCCAGGTCGGCGAGGGCATCCTCAGCCGGCGCGGCGTGCGGGCCCTGGGCGGCGCCAGTGCGGTGCACGCGCTGAACCGAGGCGAAGCGCCGGGCGGCGGTGTCACGATCGGCAGCCTGACGATCCACGCGGGCGCGACCACCGACCCGCGGCGCCTCGCGCGCCAGGTTCTCGAGGAGCTCGACTACGAGCTGCGCGGCCGCCGGAAGATGAGCGTGCGCTGATGGGCATCTCCGGATCCGACGTCGCCGGCACACAGGCCCGCTTCGGCGTGATGCGCTTCGGCGACTTCCGCTTCGGCGCCTACTGGCCGAATCTGATCGTTAACGTCAACGGTGTGGACCTCGCCTCCTGGGTCCGACTCGAGACGCTCGAAGTCCTGCACCGGCTCAACGGCGAGCCCAATGAGGCACGCTTCACCATCCGGCGGGACGTCGACTTCACCGAAGGCATGCCCGTCCGGATCGCCCTCGGCGCCGACGGCGCCGGCACGCGGCTCCTCATCGGCACGATCATCACGCTCACCAACCTGCAGGACGAGAAGGATCACCAGGCGTGGTGCGCAGTCGTGGTGCGCGACAAGACCTGGTTCCTCGACCGACGTCTGCTGACCGCGCGCTACACGTCCGAGCCGGCCGACGTCATCGTCAAGGACATCAACGGCACGCTGCTCGGCGGCCTGTTCACGACGAACCATGTCCAGGCGGATCTAACCTCGATCGACGTCTTCACGTTGACGAACGAACGCCCGAGCACCGCCTTCACGCGCCTGGCCACGCAGGCGGACGCGGACTGGTACATCGACGAGAGCGACGACCTGCACTTCTTCACCGTCGAAGGTGGCATCCCCGACCCGCCCGAGCTCAACAGCACGAATCCGTACTTCTGGGACTTCCGGCCGACGATCGACTTGCAGCAGGTGCGGACGGAGGCCATCGTCGAGGGGAAGCGCACGCGCTGCCCGATCGCGATCCCGCTCGGGCACGACCTCATGGGCGGCACGACGACTATTCCGATCGAGGACTCGAGCATCTTTCCGGAGCCGGATCTTATCGGGCGACCGGTCCGCGTCGGCAGCAACGTCATCAGCTACAACGGGACCGACAACTGGCATCTGGCCGCCGGGGCCGTACAAGGGACGAATGTGCGCGCGGCGACGGCGGTCGGCGCAACCTCCCTGCCCGTCGACGACGTGTCTTGGCAGACTCCGGGCGGCCGCGCAGCGCAATGGGTGCGCGTCGGCGAGCAGTGGATTTTCTTCAACGGTGTGACCGCTGGCGGAACGCCGACGCTGAATAACGTGCCGGCGAGCGGGTTCGGGAGCATCGCCGTGGCGATCGAGGCCGGCACCCCCGTGACTGTCGTCGGGACGCTGAAGGGCATTCCGAGCTCTGGCGCGGGCAGCTTCACGTACGCCGAACCAGCGAACGCCGACGTCGTCATTCGGCAAAACTATCTCGACTCAGCCGCCGCGGCCGCCCTGGCCGCCAAGGAAGGCGGGGACGGCGTGCACCAGATGCTGGTCCAGGACGGGCGCCTCGATACCCTCGGCGCCGCGCAGCGGGCGCAAGCCGAAGTGGAATCTGGTCTCAACGCCGCGGTGACGAGCATTGCCTATAAGACCCGCGACACGCGGACGCGCATCGGGCGGACCGTCAGCGTGGTCGGCGTCGCCGGCGTGACCGGGACCTTTCTGATTCAGCACGTGCGCTTCACGGAATTTGACCGCCGCGCCGAGATCAACAGTCGCAGTGTGAAGACCTTCCCCGTCCGGGAAGTGGTCGCGCTGCCCGTCAAGCTCGGCAGCGCGCTCGACGTGCTGCGCGGCGTGGAGGATGCGTACTAATGTCTCTCGCAGCGTTCACCGTCACCGACGACACGGGTGACCACGTCAGCGGGTCGATCGGCGATAACGCCTGGGTGCAATTGGTCAAGGCGTGGGTCGACGCGCGCTGGTCGCGCCTCACCGTCACCAGCACCGGGTCGCAAAACAACCTATCCATCACGAGCGGTGGCCTCGAAGCCGACCTGCTCCTCTGCAACAATGCGAGCGACCTGACACTCACCGGCATCGCGGCGCCGGCGTCGCCGGCGAAACCCGGCAAGCGTCTCATCGTCATCAGCATCGGCGCCGGCCATGTCTACCTCGCGCATCAGAGCGGCAGTTCGACGGCCGCGAATCGACTCGCGAATATCTTCACAGCCGGCGCGACGCCGCTGGCCGCGGGGAGTGGCGTTGCGGTGCTGGTGTATGACGATAACGCCTCGCGCTGGCGTCTCGTCGCACACGACCAAGGCGCGGCGATCGCCTACACCCCGACCTGGACGGCCTCGAGTGTGAACCCGGCGATTGGCAACGGGACGCTCTCGGGCCGGTACATCGTGCGCGGACGCCGGTACTGGGTGGACATCCATCTCGTCGCCGGATCGACGACGACCTTTGGGACAGGCACCTGGTCATTTGCCCTGCCCTTCGCCGCGATCGATACGAATGGTCAGGTGTTGTCGGCCTGGCTGCTCGATAGCGGGACCACGCAGAACACGGCGGCGGCAGTCCTGCAGACGACGACCACGATTTGCCCCTTCCCGAACGGGAGCGCCGGCGCGCTCACGCCGACCGTGCCGTGGACATGGGCCCAGAACGACCAGGCGCGCATCACCGGCGAGTGTCTGTCGACATGAGGCCGTCCCTCATTCTGCTGCTCGGCGCGCTGCTCGTGGCCACGACGGCCGCGCAGCCGCTCGCGTTGTACTGCGACGGCATCGCCGACAACACCGCGGCGCTGAACGCCCTCGTCCAGCCGTGGGGCGTCGTCGAGCTCCCGGTCGGCACGTGCGACTTCTCGGGCCCGATCGTCTTCCCCGATCATCCCGTCACGCTCCGGGGCGCCGGCGTCGACCAGACCATCCTGCGCGCGCGGGCGCCGATGGCCGCCGCGTTCCTGATTCGCATGTCGGCGGTCGCCGGCAAGAGCGTGACCCTCGAGCAGCTCACGCTGCAGACGACCGTGCCGAACGGGACCGCGATCGACGTCGACTACCCCGACGACGTCTGGTCTGGCGTCTGGCCGACGCTGACCCTGCGCCAGGTCTCGATCCTCGGCGTCCCGGGGTACGCGGCCGGCTGGGCAGTCGGGGTGCGCTGCGAGGACTGCTGGAACGCGGACCTCGAGCACGTGACGATCAACGGCGGGACGCCGGCGAGCTACAACGGCTTCCTGATGGACCGCGCCGTGCACTTCGACAAGCGGTCGATCAACGCCCGGGTAAACGGCCTCCGGGTTAACTGGGCGACCGTCGGGCTGTCGACAGCGGGCTCGGTCGAGGGCTTGGCGATTGCACAGAGCTCCTTCGTGGGCACGCGCACCGGCATCGTCATCACGTCGGACGTGCAGCGGCCCGGCCTGTCGATCACCGACACGCACGTCGCCGCGATCGCGACGGGCATCAGCCTGCAGCACCGCGTGCAGGCGACGCTCAGCCATAACCTGATCTACCAGTGGAGCGGGCCTGTGGACGGGGACTTCATCGGCATCCTCGTCGGCGCGTCCAGCGAGGCGACGCGGATCACCGGCAACTACATCCTCGGCCGGCTCGACAATCCTCGCGCATACGGGATCTGGCTCGGCAAGGGCAGCGCCGGCGCGATCGTGATGGGCAACCATGCGGCGTTGACGACGCAGTCGCTGGTGAACCAGGCGTCCGGCACGATCAGCGTGGGAAACCGATGATGCTCGACACCCTGCATCGCTACATCCTGCCGGCGGCGTATCAGATGCTGCCGCCGGAGATGGCCTCAGACGCGGCGACAGCGCTGCTGCTGGCGATTGCCTTGCAGGAATCGAAGGCGGCGCATCGACGCCAGGTGCGCGGACCCGCGCGCGGGTTCTGGCAGTTCGAGCTCGGCGGGCTGGCCGGCGTGCGGCGCCACGAAGCCAGCGCGCCGCATCTCGCACGGGCGCTCGCGGCGCTCCACTACCCAGCGACGTTGTCGACAGCGGACGCGGCGGCGGCGATCGAGCACAACGACGTGCTCGCCGGCGTCTACGCGCGGCTGCTGCTGTGGACGCTGCCCGACCCGCTGCCCGGGCCCGACGACGTCGAGATCGGCTGGGCGCAGTATCTCGCGGCGTGGCGCCCAGGGAAACCGCATCCGGAGATCTGGCCGGCGCATGTGCTGACCGCCTGGGCGCTCGTACGGCGCGAGGCACAGACGTGACGCACCTTCAACTGAGCGAGGGACCCGTGCCGAGACCTGAAAGGGATGATGACGACACCATGATCGACAAACTGACGACGCCCGCCGCGCTCAGCGCGTTGGTGAAGATCGGCGTGCCGGCCGTGATTGCCCTCGGCCTGGTGTGGTTCCTGGCGTATCGCGTGCAAACCTGGCAGGACCGGGCCGACACGATGATGCAGAGTCACCAAACGACGACCGGGGCGCTGCTCGAGTCGACCCGGCAGATCGGCGAGACCGTGAAGGCCATCGAGGGCGAGCACAGCTCTGCCAGCCAGCGGCTCGAGCTGCTCCTGCGGCAGGTGTGCATCAACGGCGCGCGCACCGAACAGCAGCGCGGGAACTGCTTTTTTCCACAAACGAGGTAGCACATGGCTGAACTGCCCCCGAACCGGCGCGCCGTCGTCGACGAGGTGTACGCCTCGGCGCCCTACGACCTGACGACGAAGGGCGGCTGCGGCTGCTTCACCGAGCAGGTCGCCTTCGTCCTGAACGCGCGCGAACCGGGCGACTGGTTCCATCTCAAGAAGCGCGGCGGCCAGAACCAGTGGAACGGCCACGCCGTCGACGCCGTGCTCTACAAGACCGGGTACGCGGTAGACATCATCGGCTCGAGCGAATCGCCGAATGCCAAGCCGAGCTGGCACGTCGACAAGGCCGACGACGGCGGACCGCGCTACGCCAATCAGCCGGAGCTCTACATCGTGCCGACCGCGGGCTGTGTGCCCGGCGGCGGGCCGACGCCTGGGCCGGACCCGGAACCACCGACCCCTGATCCGGCGCTCGAGCAGCGCGTCGCCCGTCTCGAGCAGACCGTCGCGCAGCAAGGCGCCGCGATCGAGATCCTGCAGCGGCAGCTGCTCGAGCTGCAGATCCGGTACACGGTCCTCGAGGAACGGGTGCTCGTGCTCGAGCAGGCACCACCGCCGCCGCTGCCTGAGCTTGTAGCAGAAGGCACGACGGGCCGCATCTTTGGCCACGCGCACGGCGTGCGCCTGGCGGTGAAGCCGGCATGAGCACGCCGGTGCTGCTCGTCCAGGGCACGCACGCCTGGGGCCGCACGGACCCGGAGACGGAGTGGTGGAGCCGGCGATCGCCGTTCGCGCAGTTCCTCACGGCCGAGGGCTGCACCGTCCTCGGCGGCGACCGGCCGTACGTCTGGGACACCGACCTCGACGGCGTCGGGTTCCTCTCGCGCACGCGCACGCGGCATATCAACTGGGAGGCGGCCGGGCTCAGCCTGTATGCCTATCTGCGGCCGCCGCTGCGGGCCAACTTCGACGACTACGTCCCGCTCGCCGATCGCAACCTCATCGCGCACTCGCACGCGCTGCAGGTCGTCGCGTACGCGTGCGCACGCGGCCTCATCATCAACCGCCTCGTGACGATCGGGGCGCCCGTCCGCGAAGACATGGCCGAGGTGTACGCGGCCGCGCGGCCGCACATCGGCGCCTGGTGGCACGTGCACAGCGACGCGTCGGATCGCATCCAGTGGCTCGGCACGCTCTTCGATGGCCATCTCGGCATCGTGCGCGCGCACCCGCGCGCCGATCGGAACGTCGCGATTCCCAAGGTCTCACATTCGAAACTCGTGAACGACCAACGGGACTTCCCGCTGTGGGACGCCTACAACCTGCTGCCGTTTCTGCGAGGGGAGATGGGTGATGCCGCTCGAGATTGACAAGGCCGTCACGTCGGAGCTGCACCGCCTCGAGGCCGAGCGGACCAACCGCGTCGAAGCGACGGTCACCCAGGAGGGCGTCGAAGCCGAGATCCGGCACGAACGGAACGGCTGGTCGATCGCCGCGTACGCGAAGCGGCTGTGGAAGGGGCCGTGGTTCGCCGGCGGCCGCGTGCGCAAAGAGTTCTAACGAGTCTGCTGCGATGGCGTCGCGTGGCGCAAGGGACCATCAGTCGCGTCTCCCGGCTGGTGAGGTCGTCGCGCGGCGCCGTCGGGCAGAGAGCCTAGAGCCCAGAGCCCAGAGTCTCCGGCAGATCCTACCAGTCAACCCTGCCAGTCAAACGCGTGGCTCGCTGCGGCAATGTGCGGAAACGTTCGGTAATCTGCGTGTGGAGTCCGATGGAGCGGCGGCCGAGTTTCTGGTCCACTTCCGCGAAAATAGGCCTGATTTGATTGGTTGCGGGGGGGGGATTTGAACCCCCGACCTTTGGGTTATGAGCCCGAATCATCCCGCTTTTCTGGCGCGAATCAGAGACTTCCAGCCAAGCCTGCCAGTCAATTTGTCTGACGTGGCCTTCAGGCGCGACCGGAGCACCCCCGTGTAGATCCGGGTCGTCTTGACGTCAGAATGCCCCAGGAAGTCACGCAGGTCCTCCCATTGGGCGCCGGCCTCCCCCAGCGTGATCGCCACGCTGTGGCGGGCGTTATAGGGCCGCACGGCGTTCCTCCGTCGCCGGCCGCCCTCGATCCACTGCTGCGGCCAGCCGGCGGCGTACAGGTCCTTCGCGTAGTCGCTGACGTCGAACCGTCCCCATAGGGCGCGCGCGCTGAACAGGCGCCAGGCGACCGTCATGTCCTCCGTCAGGTAGAGCGGCGTCGGGTGCCCGCCCTTCCCCGTCCGGACGATCCACAAGCGCCGGCGCAGGTCGACGTCGGTCGGCAGCGCACGCGCGAGCTCGGACGGCCGGCGGCCGGTCGACGTCAGCACGAGGAAGCGCGCCAGCGTGTCACGGTCGGTCAGCTGCCGCGCGACCTTCTGCAGCGTCTTCACCGGAATCAGCCGCGGCTCGGCCGCCGGCGCCGCGAGCGGCTTGATCCCGTCGCACGGCGTCACGGCGTCGGCGCCGTCGAGCGTGCGGTACAGATGCCGGAGCGCGCGCACGCGATGATTGACGGTCTTCGGGGCGTAGTGGTCGGCGATCCAAATCTCTCTCGCGCGCAGCACGTCCTTCGCGGTGAGGGCGCTGCGGTGCTTGGTGTGGTAGAGCTTCACCCACGCGTCGATTTCGCAGCAGCGACTCCCCCAGCTCGCCAGGTGACGGACCAGCTTGAGATACTTCGCCGCGTCCGCTTTGAAGCGGCCGCGCGTGAGGCGCGCCTCTTTCGCGAGCAGCTTGGTCCGCGCCTCGCCGCGCTGGCGCTGGATCTCCTTCAGCGCCGTCCCGAAGGGAAACCGGAGCTCCTGCTGGGGGTGCGGGCGGACGCGGACGATCGCGGAGATGCCGTACCGATCGCGGTACACACCCTTGCCGATCTTCACGCGGCGGCGCGCCACACTACCCTTTCGGCGGCCGCACGCGCGTGATCGTGACGCCGGGCCCTTTCTTGATCTGCAGCTGCAGGCGGGGCGGTTTGGTCTTCGGAGGAAACGAGAGGACGCGCGGCATCAGCGGAGCGGCTGAAAGCACTCAGTCAGTGGGCTGCAGCGTTTGACTTCAAAGGTGCGGTCGGCGTCGATGCGTACATGGAAGGTCTCGGCGCCGCAGGCGATGTTCCAGTAGCGCGTGCCGTCGGCGGCGTTCCCCTGGTGATACAACCGGGTCACGGTCGCGCACGGCTGCCCCGCCTTCCGCACCGTCTCGCGCAGCGCATCCGCGGCGTCCTGGTTGGCGGCGACATTCTTCTCCGGCCCGCCTGGAAACAGCAGCATCGCACCGAGCAGCGCGACGACCGCGAGCCCGGCGCTCGCCCAGCCCCAGCCCCAGGTGCGACGCGGCGGCGTCACGACCGGCACGCCTTTCACGGCGCGGCCGCAGTGCTTGCAGACCACCGCCGCGGGCTGAATCTCCTCGGCACAGAACGGGCACGCCCTCATCGACACGCCTCCAGCCTCTACAGGATACAGAGCGGCAGCACGTCCTTGTTACGAGCGACGAGGCGCAGGGCCGCGACGAAATCGGCCCCGGGTAAGCTGATCGTGCTCAGCCGTCCCTGCCTCCCCTTCTGTCCCATGTAACGCCATCCGGGTCAACCGCCGCCGATCGAGATCGGCTTCATCGTATAGCCGCGCGAGGGCGGCCGCATCGGCGCTCAAGGGCGGCACGTCGCGCAGCGGCCGTGTCGCGATCGGGACGCCGACGTCCTTCATGATGTGTTTCAGGATCTCGTCGGCCGGCACGTGCAGTACCGCGCTGATCCCGTAGACCACCAGGGCGCTCGGCATCTGCCCTTCCTCTAGTTTCTTCCATTGCGATCGATCGAACGCCAGCACGCCGTGCAACGCGCGGCGGACCAGGATCGCCATGTCCTCGAACGAGTGGCCGCTGCGCTGGCGGCGCAGCCAGGTCCCGAACGACGTCGTGCGCAGATGCGGTTTCGCCACGTCCCAGCCAGCCTACCGGGCCCCCTGTTGCTTAAGAGAAACAATGTTAAAAATAGTGTTGACAGATAGAAACACACCGCGTAAAGTGTCGCCATATGGACACACCGCAACGCCCGCGGCCCGCCTATAACGTGCACCGAATGGTCGAGGATATGGCCCTGAAAGGCTGGCTCCCGACCGACTTGGCGCGTGCTGCGGGTTTGTCTGACATGACCGTGCACCGTTTCTTCAAGGGCGGGGCCCAGACCGAGCGTGCGGCCGGCCGGCTGGCGAACGCCCTCGGCCATCCCGTCAAGCGGTACCTCCTGGGCGTCCGGCGTCGAGGAGTGGCGGCGTGAGCGCGCGCCCCTTCGTCCAGGTCGCCGGCCGGCATCAGGTGCTGACCATCCAGGCGCTCGCCGCCCGGCTCGGTCGGTCCGTGCGCTGGATTGAGCAGGGCCTCGCCGACGGCACGTTCCCGATTCCCCGCCTGGACCGCCTCGGCCGCGGCACGCGCCGCGCGCGGCTGTGGAGCAGCGCCGACGTGGACCGGTTCCTCGAGACGGATGCGACCGCGTCGTTCCATGCACGACGGAGGATTTCATGAGGGCAAATGCCACAAAAGGCAATCTCGCTGTCCAGCAGGCCGAGGCCTCGGACAACTCAATTGTCCGACTGCGCGAGTGCTTCACCAAGGCGCTCGACGATGCGAAGACGCTCGGCTGGTGCCAGGAGGCGATCGCCGCGGAGATGCGGCTCAAGGGCTGCGGCGTCGACCCGCCGTATCTGTCGAAGCTGAAGACCGGCGAGAAGCCGATCACGGGCAAGGTGCTCGACGCGCTGCCCGATGAGGTCGAGGCCATCTTTTCCAAGTATTACGCCGAATCGTTCGGCCAGATCGTCATCACGCCCGTGCCGGAAGCCGATGCCCAGCGGCATCTGACGATCGGCCTGGTGTCCCTGTTGTCGCACTTCAAGATCGCCATCGGGAGGAGCTGACGTGCATGCCGTCCTCGCCATCCTGGTCGACCTCGCTCGCACGGTGTCGTGGCTGGATCTGCTCATGGCGTGCCTGGTGGTCCTGTGGATTGTGGCCTTCGTCGAGGCCATCAGTCTCAGCCGCCTGGCTGCGCGAACAGCGCCGCGCCGAACAGACGCAGAGCCTCTGGCGGTTTGGCAGCGAGCCGCGCTGGAAGAGTCCAACGGAGATTCGGCGCGAGCGGATCGCCGCGCTGCGATCGACCGGGCAACGGAAGCGAGCGTAGCGCACCGCGCGCGCGCGGCCGGCGTCGACGAACTGCAGATTGAAGATCTCGCGCGCTGGAGCGAACGCGCGCGGTAAGAGCGGCGGCGGTACACAGAACGGGCCGACTGGTGCAAACAGTCGGCCCGGCGTTCCAGACACAGGAGATGCGAAATGACGAAGACAGTGTCGACCTCGGCGGCGGGTTTGTCAAGGCGTGATGCGCTCTGGCCGTTCTCGACGAACGAAACGGCGGCCACCGGGCTGCTCGTGGCGTTCTGGCTCGGCGTGGCGATTGGGATCTGCAGCGTGAAAGGCGGCGTCCTGTGACGACAAACAATGGAACGGCTGACGTCGTGCACGAAGTGCCGCCTGGTCTGGGCGCGCTCGAGCAGCAGGCGCGGGGCGAGATCGACATCCAAATCGCCACAGCCAAGCGTTATCCGCGCTCGGTCAAGCTCTTCCTCAACCAAGCCACCGAGATGGCGACGCTCAACGAAGAGATCGCCGAGTCCTGTTTCTACGCCCTGCCACGTGACGGCAAGACCGTCGAGGGCCCGTCAGCCCGGCTGGCCGAGATCTGCGCGTCAGCGTGGGGCCACATGCGGATTGAAGGCCGCGTGGTCGACGAGGACGACCGGTTCGTCACGGCCCGTGGAACGTCCTGGGACCTGCAGAGCAACGTCGCGATTGGCTACGAGGTGCGGCGGCGCATCACCGACCGACAAGGGCGGAAATACAAGGACGACATGATCGGCGTGACGGCGAACGCGGCGACATCGATTGCGCTGCGTAACGCGGTCTTCAAGAACATCCCCTCGTCATTCTGGCGGCCGATCTACGACGCTTGTCGCAAGGTGGCCGTCGGCGATGCGCAGACCCTGGCTGATCGGCGTTCGAAGATGTTGGCGCACTTCCAAAAGTCTGGGGTGACTGAGGCTCGCGTGCTCGCGCAACTCGGCGTGAAGGGCGTCGAGGACGTGACGCTGGAGCATCTCGCCACATTGAAAGGCCTCGCGACGGCCATCAAAGAAGGCGACACCACGGTCGACGAGGCCTTCCCGCTCAGTCAGATGCAGCCACCGCAGCGCAAGTCGGAAACAGCGCCGGTCACGCCGGCGCCTGATGAGGTGACCGCGTCATGAGCGTCGTCGCCGACGCCCCGGTCAAGACGCCGTTCGATCCTGACGGCCGGCTGCATTTCGACGCGAACACGCACGCCTACTGGCTGGATCAACAGCAGCCGCGCATGCCGCTGCTCTCGGTCACCCAGGCGCTGCAGGAAGGCCTCGCCGGCACGATGGGCGAGGAGCACTGGACCGAGGAGGCCCGCACGCGCGGGTCGTATATCCATCAGGCCATCCTCTACCACGCCGAGGGCGACCTGGCGGAAGACACGCTGCACGAGAGCATCGCGCCGTATTTCCAGGCCTATCTGCAGTTCCTCGAGGACGAACGCCCGGAGATCCTGTTTGTCGAGCAGCGCGTGTTCGACGAGCCCCTCGGCTACGCCGGCACGTTCGATCTGCTCGTGAAGCTGCGCGGCCGCAACGCCTGGACGCAGCACGTCGGGCAACGCATGGAGGTGCTCGACCTCATCGACGTCAAGACCGGCGGCCTGCCTTGGTGGGTCCGCCTGCAGCTGGCGGCCTACAAGCGGCGGGTCCACGTCGCGATCAAGAACGTCGTCGTGCGTCCGTGGGCGCTGCAGCTGCAGAAGCGCGGCGTCTACCGGCTCGAGCCGACCTTCACCTTTCCCGGTCTGCGGTCGGCCGACGCCGAGCGCGACTTCCTGTCCGTCCTCCGGACGGCGCAACTCAAGAGGTTCCAATGCTGACCCTCGTGACGACGGACGACTCCATCCAGGCGGTGACCGCGCGCGTCGTGAGCGTGCCGCAGCAGGCCCGCGAGCTTACGATTGTCGATGACGCCAGCTACACGGCGGGCGGGGCGCTCCTGCAGACGATCAAGGCGCTGCGCAAGGAAGTCGACGACACGTTCGATCCCATCATCAAAAAGCAGTACGAGGCGCACCGCGAGGCCTGCAGCCAGAAGAAGCGCGTCGAAGCGCCGCTCACCGAGGCCGAGGCCATCGTCAAGCGGTCCCTCATTGCCTACGACGACATGCAGGAGCGGCGGCGGCAAGCCGAGGAAGCCCGGCTGCGCGAGATCGCGCGCAAGGAAGAAGAAGACCGGCAGGTGCGCGAGGCGGCCGAGCTCGAGGCGCAGGCCAGCGCGCACCCCGACCTGGCTGAGGCGTTCGTGATGCGCCAGGAGGCCGAGGCCATCATCGACCGGCCGATCGAGACGCCGGTCGTCCAGGTTGCGAAGGCGACGCCCAAGGTCGAGGGCTTGAGCTTCCGCGACAAGTGGGACGCGGTCGTCACCGACAAGCTGACGCTGCTGCGCCACGTCGCGCAGCACCCGGAGCTCCTGCACCTGGTCGACGTCAACACGACCAACCTGCGCAAGCTGGCCGAGCTCCAGCAGGAGCGGTTCGCGTTGCCGGGCGCGCAGGTGAAGAAGGACAAGATCGCGGCGAGCCGGCGGTGAGCGATGGGCTTCGGTCGTCACTACCGCACGGACCCCGACGCGGCCGCGCTGACGTTCACGGCCGTGCATCGCCAGGGTGAGCCGAAGCGCCAGACGCCGTCCCTGCGGCGCTGGCGGTGTTCGTCATGCGGACTGGTGTTCCGGTCCGAGATTCGTCGCGGCGTGTGCCCGAGACGGCCCTGCCGCGGCACTCCACACGAGGTTCCGTAAATGGCACACGTCACGCTCGAGAACGACGACCGTGGGTTTGGGTCCAGCTTTTACGTCTGGTTACAGATGGAAGCCGGCGATCCCACGGAGCAGAGCGAGAGCTTCATTGTCGGCAGCGGGAAGACACCGGCCGAGGCCTTAGCGGAAGCGATCAACGAGGTTGGGATTCTCCAGACCCGCCTCAAGAAACTGTTCCAGCAACACGCGCAGGAGACACCGATGGCTCACGAAGGCGCAGTCGAAGACCCGGAACCCGGGCCCGACCCGAACCCCGATCCGGAACCCACGCTGCCGCCGGCGGCCGCCGCCCAGGGCGACGGCGATCCGGGTGCGGCCGTCAGTTAGCGCGTCCGTCGTCCCTCTGAGACGCAGTGGCTTACTACGGTGTCATCTATCCCGAATTCTGGACCGGCCCGACCGGTCGCGCGCTACGGGTCCACGGCAAGGACGCGCAGCTGCTGGCGCTCTATCTCCTCAGCGCCCCGCACGCGAACATGATCGGCCTCTACCACCTGCCGCTGCCCTACATCCGCCAGGAGAGCGGCCTGACCGTGCGCAGCCTGACGGCCGGGCTGGCGGCGCTCGAGGCGGAAAACTTCGCGCGCTACGATGCGACGTCGGAGTTCGTGTGGGTGCGCGAGATGGCCCGTGTCCGGATGAATATCGGGCCTGGTCGGCCGGCGCTCGACAAGAAAGATCTCAAAGCGATCGGCGCCCAGAAGCTGTATGCCACGTTGCCGAGCAATCCGTGGCTCGGACCGTTCTTTGACCGCTACGCGAAGGTGCTGCACTTGCGGTCGCGGCGCGAGGCCCCACTACCCCTCGGGCTTCGAAGCCCCTTCCAAGCCCCTTCGAAGCCAGTAACAGAATCAGTATCAGTATCAGAATCAGATCTAAAAGCACCGGCGCGGTCGCGCCGGCTGCGCAGTCTCACGGGCAACCGGGCCACGCACGGGCTCTTGTGCCGGCTCCTCGGGCTGGTCAGAGCCGAGCACCCCGACTACGGCTACGCCGACCAGGCGGCCGCGCTCAAGGACGAGTGCGGGCGGCTCGCGTTGGCCTATCACCCCGATGACATCACAAAGGCCCTCGAGGCCTGCGATGAGAGCCTCCGACCTGGGAGGTCCGCATGAGCGCGCCGACGTTCGTCGTCTACGCGCGGTCGTTCAACCGCAGCGCGTGCAAGGCCTGTCGGTCGCCGATTGACTTTTACCAGCTCGCCGACTCGAACCGCTGGATGCCGTTCGACCCCGGCACGGCGATCGTCCGCAGTTTCCCGCGCGCGATCGATGGCCTGCTCTGCCACGAGATCACCGGCGTGTCGCACTTTTCCACTTGCCCGCAGGCCGAGAAGTTCCGGAAAACCGAGGCGCCGGCGGCGGCCAACCAGGCGAAGCAGGAGTCGCTGTTTTGAAGCATCCCGAGCGCGCCATTCAGCAGCACATCGCGCAACTACTCCGCGCGATTGGGGCGTCCGTGTGGGAGCTCGGCACGACGCGCTCGACGCGCGACTTCCACATGGGCACCCGACAGACGCCTGGACTGCCGGACATCATCGCGTTCCTGCCTGCGGCGCCCGGCCGATCCACGCGCCCGTTCGTCGTGGAAGCGAAAGCGCCGGGCGGCCGCCTTCGACCCGCGCAGAAGCTCTTTCGCGAGTGTTGCGTCGACTCGGCCGTCGCGCACGTCACCGGCGGCCTCGACGACGTCATCGCCTGGCTGACCCAACACGGCTACCTGCGACCCGACCAGGTCGCGTCCCATCACCACCAGCCGCAGCCCGCGGCGGAAAGGCCCCGTCCATGAGTGCGACCGCTGTCACCGAACGTACCCCCCTACACCCCGACGACCCGTATCAGGAGCGCTTCGGCCGTCTCAACGTCACCGAGATCGTGCCGTCGTCGACCAACCCGCGCACGCACTTCGACCCGGCCAAGATTGCCGAGCTCTCCCGCAGCATCGCCGAGAAAGGCGTCATCGAGCCGATCGTCGTGCGGCCGCGCGGCGGGAAGGTGCCCGGCTGGGAGATTGTCGCCGGCGAGTGCCGGTACCGCGCGGCGAAGATGGCCGAGATCCAGACGCTGCCGGCGATCATCCGCAACTACACCGACGAGCAGGCGCTCGAGATTCAGCTCGTCGAGAACCTGCATCGGAACGACCTGACAGCGCTCGAGCAGGCGCACGGCTACCGGGCGCTCATCGACGCCAACCCGACGAAGCACTCGGCCGAGTCCATCGCCACGCGCATCGGCATGTCGCCGGCGTGGGTGTGGGACCGGCTGAAGCTGCTCGACCTGGTGCCCGAGGCGGCCGCGTTGCTCGAGCAGGGCACGATCGCGGTCGGGCACGCGATCCTCATCGCGCGGCAAAAGCCAGCCGACCAACAGCGCATCATCGCGGTCGACGATGGGAAGGGCTTTCGGAAGGACCACGGCGGGCTGTGGCAGGACACCTCAGCCCACTTGCCCGACGACGGCCGGAAGCCAGGCAAATACGACGACGTGAAAGCGGTCAGCGTCCGCGAGCTCGAGCGCTGGATTGCCGACCACATCCGCTTCGACGTCACGCACGCCGCGAAGGCGGTCCCGCTCGAGTTCGAGGCGACGGCGGCGGTCGTCGACCAGGCCGCCGCGCAGCCCGGCCGCGGCAAGAAGGTCATCCCGATCACGTTCAGCTATCACGTTCAGGAGGACGCCCGCGATCCAAACGAGCGCACGTACGGCAGGCAGTCCTGGGAGCGCGCCGACGGCTTCTATAAGTCGAAGACCTGCGAGTACTCGGCGCTCGGCGTGGTCGTCGCCGGCAGCGAGCACTACGGCAAGACCTTCCAGGTCTGCATCAACCGCGACAAGTGCCGCGTGCACTTCGGCGCCGTCATCAAACAGCGCGAGAAGAATCAGCAGCTGCGTGCGACCGGCAAGCCGAAGAAGGCGGCCGCCAACGAAGAGGCGACGCGCAAGCGGGAGGCGCAGGCGCTCGAGATTCAGCGCACGAAGGAGGCGCGCTGGAAAGCGCTGAAGCCCGCGCTCGAGAAGGCCAGCCTGGCGGCCATCGCGAAGCAGAAGGCCGTCTCGCCGACGCTGTTCAAGGCGATGCTGGCCGAGTTCGGCCTGCCGGCGTCGACGACGCTCAAGACGCTGCCGAAGGCCCTGCTGGCGCTCGCGGTCACGCGGGCGTTTCGGGACGTGTACTTCTGGGGCGACAAGGATGCCAAGGAACTGCTCGTCTGGCCGAAGCGGCTCGGCGTCGACGTGCAGGCCTGCGAGCCGAAGGCGGCGAAGAGCGACGAGGCGGCCTGATGCTCATCCATCGCGAAGCGCTCGAGCTCGCCAAGAACGCGGCGAAGGAAGTCGACGGCATCCCGTTCTCGATCAGCTGCGTGAACATCACGCCGGACGGCGCCGTCGTCGTCACCGACGGGCTGCACTGGTTGCGGATGAAGGCGACCGCGGACGAACCGAGCTTGTTCGACGAGCTGGCGGAGCGTGACACCGTCGAGCTGGCGGAAGACGTGCTGATTCCCGCCGAGGTCGCCCTGGCGTTCAACGCGGCGATGAAGAAGCACAAACCAAAGAAGGGGCAGCAGGCCCCGAACGTCGTCGTCGCGCAACAGGACCAGCGCGTCACGCTGCGCAGTAGTGACGGGAAGACGACGCGGTCGTTCCTGATGGACGCGATCCATGTGGAGCGGTCCTTCCCGGACGTCGATCGCACGGTGCTCGCCCATCAACCCGATCGCCACATCATTCTCTCGCTGGATCTGCTGGCGCGGCTCGTCCGCACGCTGCGCGCGTGTAAGGCCGGGAGCGTGACGCTCGGCCTACCCATCGACCCGACTGCCCCGATTTCCCTGTCGTGTTACACCGAAGCTGGACCCATCGACGGCGCGATTATGCCGATGGCGAAGTAGGAGCCGCAGATGCGACAAAGCCAGAACGAACGAACGAACGAACGAACGACATGCCTCTGAGCTGGAGAAGTTCGATTCTCGACGAGCTGCGCCGGCAGCGCACGTGTCTCGACCAGGCGATCGCGGCGATCGAAGCGCTCGACACGCCCGCGGCGCCGGCGACGACGTCGTCGTATGTGGCCACGCCCGCGCCGGCCGCCGCGACCATCACGACACCGCGGAAGCAGCTGAAGGCTGGAAAGCCCCAGAAGCCGAGCCGCGTGCCGTCACCGGTCGGCGACGCCGACGCGGACGTGCTCCGCGCGCTGCGCACGCACAAGGCGCCGATGCGGGTCTCGGAGATCGGCGCCGCGACGGGGCTGGACGCCAACCGCCTGAGCCGTGCGCGGAACCGCCTGCTCGAACGAGGGCTCATCGTGGTCTCCGGCAAGGCGCGCGCGGCGCGCTGGGCGCTGCCAGGCGCGAAGGAGGCGCCCTAATGGGCGACTTTACGATGAACGACTACAGCCCGCGGCCGCCGACGATGCCGCAGCGCCGCCGCAACCGTCGACGCCAGCGGCGCCAGAACCGACGAGCTGGCATCAACGCTTCGCGCCGAAGCGGGACGACGAGCAGTTCGACGTCGTCTTCGACGGGCGGCAGAGCTTGATCGGCGAGCGGGAGTCACGACTGCGATGAGCCTCAACAGCGCCGTGTTCTATCGGGGCCCGAGCCAGCTGACCGGCGATCCGATTGTCGCCGTCGTGACCGGGCTGCGCCTGCAGTCGAAGAATCGCAAGACGGGCCCGATGCTGCAGACGTGGATTCTGCGCAGCGACGTGACGCCGTCCGAGGCGGTCGCGTCGGGCGGTGACGAGGCCATCTGCGGCCGCTGTCCGCTGCGCGGGTCTCTCGAGGCGCGCACGCATCACATGCGGCAGACCCGCCAGGCGCCGAGCCTGAAGTTCGGCCGCGCGTGCTACGTCCCGTATTTCCAGGCGCCGACGAACATCTGGAAAGCGCTGCCGCACACGCCGGCGCTCACGCCGGCGGCGCTGGCGGCGCAGCTGCGCGGCCGGTTCGTGCGGGTCGGGGCGTATGGCGATCCGGCGGCCGTGCCGTTCGCCGTGTGGGACCGGGCCCTGGCGACGATCAGGGGCTGGGTCGGGTACACGCATCAGTGGGCCACCTGCGATCCGCGGCTGCGGGATCTCCTCATGGCGAGCGTCGAGGATGAGGCCGGCGCGATGGACGCCCAGGCGCGCGGCTGGCGGACATTCCGCGCGCGGCGGCCTCACGAATCCCTGCGCACCAACGAAATCACCTGCCCGGCGAGTGCGGAAGCCGGACATCGATCGACCTGCCAGCAGTGCGGGCTCTGCCGCGGCGGCGCCTCGCAGTCGCCGAAGTCCATCGCCATTCTCGCGCACGGGCGCTTCGCGGGTGCGTTGTGAGGGACCGCCTGCGCATGGCGAAAGCCCGCCTCCATTCGGCACACGGAGAAACCAACCATGATTCGCGTGACCTGTGCGTTCTGTCCCTGGCAGGCGTCGGGCTCTGGCGTCGAGCCGACCGTCTCGGCCGCTCGCCTG